CCACCTAACCCACCAATTTAGCACCTTGCATCTTATATTTTATCTGTTGTTATTTTATAAGATGTCTAACTTAAATGCTTTTGTTGGAAACAATAATGTTTGCCCGATAGGCACAATGATATACTGGGCAGGTAAAACAGCATTCAAAGAACAAATTCAAAACTTTTTACCTTGTGATGGTCGCACTTTAAACAAGGCAGATTATCCTGAACTCTTTTCTGCTATAGGAGGTACATTTGGTCAAACTGCAACTACATTCGATCTACCCCTTTTGAATAACCAACTTTTAATTGCAGGAGCAAGTGGTGACGCAGGTAATATAGAACCGGCAACACGCTCCGCCTTTGCTACAGCAACATTTACTATAGACAACGAACAGAAACTGCCACCATTTAATTTAGACTATACTGCATCGTCTTACACTGGATCTCACAACTTCTACGACAGCACAGGTAATAATATAAACTTATACACCAAAAGCAACACGCAGGGGCGCGATACTACCGGTGGCAATTATAAATATTTACGTGATGATGTAACTTACCAAAATGACGCAGGTATGGGAAGCAACCCAGCAATTACTTTTGATACAGGAAGCGCACCTGACCCAATAGATATTACTGCAGATATTACTGCACCTGCTTCTTACACACCACCCACATTTGATATAATGATGTTGATTAGAGTAAAGAATGATTAACTTTTTCTCCTCCCAATATATAGATGTCCGTACAAAATGCTTTAGGAACAGGCAGTTCAAACCCAATGCCTTTGGGAACTATTATTTGGTATGCCGACATTGGAGGCAGTGGCGATTTAGGTGATGACGCAACTTGGTTAAACTGCGATGGTCGCTACTTGCTTCGTGACGAATTCCCGGATTTATTTTACTGGATTGGTGATGTGTTTGGAACAACCGACCCTACTAACTTCCGCCTACCACAAGCACAATTAACCAACTTTAATGGAACGAAAGGTTCATTACCTTTACCTAAACTATCTAACACTGGTAGTACTGATGCTGGTGCAGGAGGCACAGCAACTTTAAACGCAACCCTTATAGAAGCAAATATTCCACCGATGTCTTGGAACGGGGATGGCACCGTAGCAGGAACAGGTTTAGATGTGACTAATACAGTTTGGAATTCCACTATAGATAATGCTCGTGATTGTGCTGAGAATGATTTTAGCGGTGCTTCGTCAAGTGACGCGGGAACAACTGCAAAATGTGTCAGACACGATACTCCAGCAACAGGCATTAGCAACATCACAACTTCCACACCTGCAGTAATAGATAAAACAGCAACACCAGCAGCAATTACCAGCACCATTAATTTAAAAGGTGAATTACCATCTCGCTTTGAAATGCGAATGATGATAAAGGCAAAATATTAATCCCAATTTAGGAAATATAATATGCCGATATATTATAAGATGTCGCAATTAGACCCTGCAAAAAATGAAGTTTCGCCTGACCAACTTTACTTTGATATAACCGTAAGCAACTTCAAAAGCACTACAACGAAACCTCCGCAGTTCTATTTCAATGAGAGCAGAACATTGCCATTTGTACGTAACCCCGAAGATTACTATCTTTCCATTTTGCGTTTCACTGTAGAAACTGGATCGCTTCCCGTATTTATACCAAGTATTGAACCATCAACCAACCCAGCAGCACCACAAACAGACAGAGATTTAACCATTTACTCTTTCACTTTAGAATATACTGACCCAGGAACGGGAACAACATATTCTTCAGGTCAAAAGTTTATTAACTATATTCCACAAAGGTCACCAAACTCCGCACAACTTCCTCCGCCACCAAGTGCTACATCAAACGGACTTCAGAATAATAACACGGGATACTACTACATTTACAATTACCAGTGGTTAATATCCTTGATGAATATTACTTTAGAAACCGCCTTTGCCGACTTAAAAACAGCAATTACAGGAGGTGGTGGAACACCTATTGTTAATGATGAGTTTGCCCCTTTTTTCAATTGGGATACAACCAGTAATACCGCAGTCCTTTACGCAGACTTTAGTGTATTTGGAACAAATGGAAGTGCTGGTGCGAACCCTTACAAAATATATATGAATGCACCATTATTTGCCCTCTTTCCAACCTTTCCAGTAAAGTATTTAGGATACCAAAGTGTTGTAGATGGAAAGAATTATCTTTTTGAACCAAGAAATAATGGGTCAAGTGATTTAGACACAATCACACCCGAACCTGCAACTACTCCTCTTACTTACAGAGCAGTAAAAGTGTATCAGGAATGTAGCACCATCGCTAACCTATCACCCATTACTGCTTTAGTCTTTACTTCCAATACTCTACCCATTCAAAGTAACCAAGTATCTACTCCTCTTGTGTTTAACAACGCTCAAGAAGTAGTATTAGGCGGTAACAATAGTGACTTCGCCAATATCATCACAGATTTAGTAAGCGACACAGGTCAATACAAACCAAACCTTGTGTATAATCCCACAAGTGAATACCGATTGATTACTCTTTACGGAAATCGTCCTTTATTCAATATTGATCTAAATATCTTTTGGCGTAATAAGTTTGGACAACTCATTCCGTATGAAATCAATTCCGGCGAAGCAGTAACTATTAAGTGTGCTTTTTTAAAAAAATCCGCCTATTGTTCCAAAGGTCAAAATCCACAGGTTTAGGGTATTTCTTCAAATTATATAATATTTTCTTCTGCCAATACTATATAATGAGTGATTTCAAAACTGTCCTCGTGCGTGATAGTGTGATTGGCGACATCACCAGTGACCTTGACTTCGCCGTCAGATCAGGTGCTTCCCAAACAACTTACCAACGATTTCCTGCTACCTCTGCATCGAATAGCAGTCTTATCTTTTCCGTACAAGTCCCTAGCGAAAATGTTGTTATTGGTCGTGATGTCCTTCTTACTACTGGTCTATCTTTCACAATGACTGCAGGTAATGCTGCTGGTGCTGGATCTCCAGGTGCTGTTCCTGTAGGTTCATACGTATTTGACTACGGCAAAACCGATGCTCTTCAAGCATTTCCTTTAGCAAGTTTAATGACTACTGCTCAGGCACAAATTAACAACACTTCTGTAAGTATTAACCTTCAAGATGTATTACCTTCTCTTCTTCGTATGAATAACTCTCGTGAGTTGTATCGCTTCAACAGCACTACTCCTAGTCTTCCCGATCAAGCATACGCTCGATATGCCGATGGTGTAGGTGCAAATAACAATGGACTTGCTGGATATTCTAACGCATCATACGATATTGACCAAGTTCCTCGTGGTGCTTTCCCTGCATCTGTTACTATAACTAGAACTGATGGTGCTACAGGAGGGACAGATAGCAACCCCAAAGCAATTAACGCCAATGATACTTGGGTAATTGAGTTTAGCACAGTCGTTGCCGAACCCTTGTTCCTTTCTCCGTTCATTTTCGGTGATCCTGAATACAATCAACAAGGTCTTTTAGGTATCAACAATATGACCTTTACTTTCAACATTGATGCAACATGTAAGCGTTTGTTTTCCACGTCCAATCCTTACATTAGAACGATCAGTTTAGGAACTTCTGCTAATCCAAATGGTTTCACTGCTGGAGGTTCTATTTCCACTATTCAAGTTCCCAGCAATCCTGCTCTTCTTCTTAAGTTCCTTTCTACCCAACCCAGCGATTTAATTGAAACCAAAAATGTTGTTCCCTATATGGATTTCCCACGCTACTTAACTTCCTCCAGTAATACCGTAACAGTTGCTCCTCAAGGTTCGGCAACTCTTACTTCAAGCAATCTTCAAATTAACCAAATTCCCGACCTTTTCATCATCAATATTAGAAAACCAATGTCGCAACAAACCGTTCAAGATGCATCCGCTTTCTTTACCATTAACAATGTTAGTCTGAATCTTAACAACCAAAGCGGTCTTTTATCATCTGCATCTGCTTACGACTTGTGGCGTATGTCTGTTAAGAATGGTTCCACACAAAGTTGGAGTGAGTTTAGCGGTGTTGCTCAATCTTCTGTACTATCTACAGGTGTGGGTGATTACAAGAACACTACTGGTTCTCTTCTTATCATCAATCCTGCTTACGATTTATCACTTCCGGATTATATAACTTGCGGCAGTTTGGGTAACTATAACTTCCAATTCCAAGTCGGTGTTACGAATACTATTTCTGCCGCTGGTGGTGCTAATATCACTCCTGAAATTTGCGTTGTTGCTGTGAATAGCGGAATAATGACTACTCAGCAAGGTGTGTCTGCAATTTATACTGGTATTCTCACAAAACAAATGGTTCTTGATGCCAAATCTCGCCAACAAGCATCTGCAATGAAATCTGCTGAAATTAAGCGTATGGTTGGTGGTAACATGCTCAATATGCCTCTTCACGG